CTTGACATTTTCATTTCGATGAGTGGCCAGCGTGATTCAAGCCAGTACATTCTGGCCTTCTTCATTCGCATCGCCTCGTCCGTTGATATGCCAATCCATTGTTCCACTATCATATCTTTTTTAACTCTGTGTCTAGGCTTTATGCCAAGAATTTCACGCATCTTCTTCTGTATGGGAATGACCTTGTAGTCATGTGTACATTGCCGGTAAAGCATTCCAACCTTTCCACCAGGACGTGCCGCAAATAGTGGTGGATTGGGCACGCGTCCGGCGAAAGATTTATGCTCCTCATTTGACCCTTTAATGGGGTTCGCTGCGCGGATAAGGTCTTCCCTAAGGTTTCCTCTCTCTACAGTAATGATGGGACATATGGTTATTGCCTTCTTGAGGTATTCCACGTGTTCGTAAACGAATGATGGTTCCCATCCCGTATCGGCAAATATCATGTAATCGGGTTTGTGTTTTGTCAGCCCTTCCTGGGCCATGAGTGCCAGACAGGATGACTGAACCCCTGCCCCGAGTGATAGTATGCGGAGGGTTGGTTCTTTTTCTTTTCCTTCCTCATCAAAATACTTCGGCTCCTTCGTGGCAGCCACTGCCGCCATTGTGTTAAGTTGTCTGCGATTAGGTTTAAGCTTGGAAGACATTTCTTCCATAAGTTTTCTTCTCTCATACTCCATCTGCTCCGGGTTGATGGCAAAACCGGGCTTAACGCCCGCAATGGGCTTGTTTTCTGCTGCTCGTTTCTTTCCTTGGGCTCGGTACCCGGGTTTTTGTTCACTTTTAGTTGTCATTCAAGTCTCTCAATGTCTGGATTATTTTTTTCGTATAATATATGTCTTCAGCATAAATTGCAAGTGTCATGGCTAACTTTTCAAGGTCAACTAAGTCACTGATATACTGCGCCATTCTCTCTTCCCTAAAGTCCGTATAATGGTGGCTATTGTTTAATAAATCAATATAATAGGATATGGATTCACACTTGGTCTCAAAGATCCTAAGCCCCCAGCTCGAATCAGGTATATTAATGGGCTTCATTTGGTTATCTGTTGAGTCAAACGTGCGAATCCCCATAAGATTGTTGCCTTCAACGGAAAATCTGGAGCGACCCCATTCAGATTCATGAATGGCTTGCGCCACAACTAAATCCACTGGGACCCTGTCCCACTCATCCTCCATTGAATTTAAGTGAAGAGTGCATGCCTTTACGTCTTCGATGAATTCCTCATTGTTGGTGTAACCCATTTCTGGATTAAAATTAAGACAGATTAACAGTACTGAACAGGCCCAACTCATTCCCCCCAACTTTCTCCTATATTGATGTCAACCTTTGACGGAACCTCAAGTTTCACACAATTCTCCATTACTTCCTTTACTTTCTTCCCTTCATTTTCATCCTTGACGGAACAGTCCAGTTCATCGTGGACTTGTATGAGAGGAATAATTCCCAATTCCTTATGTACATCAACCATCGCCTTCTTGGTTTGATCCGCAGCTGATCCTTGAATCAGTCTATTTAGCGCCTTGTAGGTATAAGCTCTCTTGATTGCGTCCCCGTATTCCACCTTCGCTTGGTTGAGAGGCAGCGCTTTATGCACGCCCCACTGTGTAGGTTCCCATAAGTCAAAACGACATTTACGCCCAAGCAATGTGCGTATTACACCTTTGCTATTGGCGCGGTTCATAACCGCTTCCAGCATTCCTTGCATGAACGGTACACGTGCACGGAAGTCAGCAAGCATCTTTTTCGCTTCCTGTGGATCTATATCCAACTCACGTGCTAACTTGTTGTAGCCCATTCCATACATGACACCTAGCCCGATAGTTTTCGCAAGGCGTCTCTCAACTCCTGCCATGTCCGCTGTTTGTTGGTGAAAGTCGAGGTCTTTTTTATGATATGCTTCCTGTACTTCCCTAGAACCATCTTGTTCGACGAGACACGCCCAGTGGGTAAGTAACCTGGGCTCTTGTTGCGAGTAGTCCGCTTTAAGCCAGTATTGACCCTGTTCCGGGATAAAAAGTTTCCTAATCTCCTGCGCAAATTGCCCCCTGTTCGGAATTTGCTGTAAATTAGGATGATTATAACTAAAGCGACCAGTGACAGTACCTCCACTGTCAGACCTAATTTGGTTAATGTGGGCATGAATCCTCCCGTCATCATTGTGGTTTAATAGACCATGCAGGAAGGTCCCCCTTAACTTGTTCAATTCCCTCGCCTGCATAATTAACCGAGGTAACTCGTGCGGATGGTCCGTCAGGAACATCTTCGTGAAGGAAGGGGCACTGGTCTTTTCCGTCCTTTCATATGGAAGATTCAATGAATCAAACGCCTTGGCAATGGATGCCGCGGCCCATATTTCAATGTTAAGGTTAGTAAGATTCTTGATGCGCTTCATTAATTTTTTTTCTTTATTTCTAAACTTGTCATTCAATGTCACGCATCTATCAGCGTCAAATCGAACACCAATTTGTGTCATACGATAAATAACATGAATTAATTTGCATTCCAAATCATATACTGTTGTGAGATTATCCTTGACAATCTCCCATGACATTTTCTCATGCAGCTTGTATGTTAAATCAGCATCCGCTTCCGCATACTCACCCACAAAAGTAGAGGGTAACTTGTACATCTCGTTCTTGGGATCAACACCAAATGCCGCTGCTGCTTCCTTAAGCTTTTGTTCATTCTTGAATTCACCTAGATATTCATGAACAATGCTGTTGAGTGTATAGGAAAATCTATTCTCATCAATGAGCGCCGCAGCTACCATGGTGTCATGGACGCGTCCCTTGACTTCTATTCCCAGTGTGGAAAGCCAGCCAATATCATATTGAGCATTGTGAAACAATTTCTCAATGGAACCGTCTTCACATATAGACTTAATATACTTGATAACTTTCTTTTCATCCATATTCCCCCCACCAGAGTGAGCGATAGGGTAGTAACCCTTGAAAGAAGCATTTGCTATCGCAATTCCAATGACGTATCCACGCTTGCGTGGCCATCCTGGTCCTTCCTTGATCAAATGCGGGTCACATGTTTCCAAATCCACCGCTACCTTGCCTTCTAGTTTAGGAAATTCCGTGGGGGCAACCCAATTTGAATTAACTGTCTTAAACAGATCTATCGTCATTTATTTTCCTCATTTCTTTATTTAATTTTTTAACGTGTTTTCTGGTCATTTCTCCCATAATCTCACCTCGAGATTTCTTAGGAGTGTATTGATCTTCAAGAAGTAACTCGGCATAGTGGATAACTTTTTCCACATCCTGTCTTCCTCCCTTGATGCTGTGCCTGGTAATGTACTTGACAATATTTCCCTCGTACCATCCAAGCTTGTTCTTTACGATGTAATGGCTCGGCTGTATTGCCATTCTCTTGTAATGATCCCCACCTATCTGTTTTTTATGGGCGCTCATATTATAAATCCTCCATATCTTTGTGGTTGCACTATATGTAACGCTTCCCTTGCGCGTGTGGCCCCTACATAGAACACACGGGATTCATCATCTGCATTCACTTCCATGGCTTCTTGTGCTTTTCGTGGTAGGTCCGTAAGAAGCATTACATTGTCTGCTTCTCCCCCTTTAGCGCCATGAACGGTGCTTAAATTAATCCTTGCTTCAGTATCTCCTGAATTATTTCTTGACTCTACTGCCCTTAAAAATTCCTTGTCCCTATTGCCTACCTTATCAAATGCTACATCCCAAGGACGTCCGCATACAAGTAGACCATGTTGCATTACCAATTCTTCCATTTCATATTTTTCTTTACCGGCTGTCTTCAGATGCTTGAATCCCCTCTCAATTCCCACTTCCGTGGACATGTAAGAATAAATGGACTTGACTTCAGGAAACTCTATGTATTCCCCTTCATTCAATCTTTTCCATGCATCCACCGCGTTCAATAGCTTTTGTGAAACAGGTAATTTATTGTTTCTTTTATATAATAGTCCTTGCAACCTTACATCCCGTTCAATTTCATCCAACAGGTACTGTGTGCGTGCCATTACCAGCCACGTTCCTTCGTCCTTTAGATTAACACTCTCGGGATAGGAATGGTATTGGAGCAATCCTTTCTTGTTTGTTCCTCTCCAGCTCTTAGGCCTCCTGTTCCTTACCCTTCCAATAATTTCTTGTGATAAATTTTGCACAACCATGGGACACCTATAGGATTGGGTAAGAACTTCAGTCTCTCCTGGCATACTAATTAGATGCTCCACGTCAGCTCCGGCCCATCTATAGATAGCCTGATCATCATCACCGCTTATATAAATTTGTTTTACATCTTGAGCAATCTTATCAATCATTCTCCATTGCAGCCTGCATAGATCCTGTGCCTCATCTACAAATACCACTTCCAGTTTAGGAACAGGACCTGAATTGAGATAAAGCTCAATCATGTCCGTAAAGTCAAATAATTCTTTTTTCTTCTTGAATTCCTCCAATGCTCTCTTCGCTCTTAACAATGCATACCAGGAAACATCTTGCAGGTTGGAATTATTGTAGTGGTGCTCCAGCTCCAGGCATTTCATTCGTGCAAGATTAACTTCATTTATTAGTATGTTATCTGTAGTAAATACTCCTCCGGACTCAATGCCATCAGCAACAAATCCTAGATCCATGCCGAACGTCTGTGCAAACTCCTTGTAATTATCCTTTGACATCACCTCTGACTTGGTCATTCCAAGCTGATGGAACGCAAAGGAATGTAGTGTCCTGAAGTAAGGAAGATGTTGCTCTTCCAGGTTAAACTTCTCCATTGCCCGGTCACGGGCCTCGTTCGCCGCCTTCTTGGTAAACGCAACGAATGCGATTCGATCCGGTGGCGTTCCTCTAGCCAATTCCTGTTCCACAAGATCCAACAGGTTGTGAGTCTTGCCTGTGCCAGGAGGACCAAGTATGATTTTAGTTTCTGTCATAACGCTCCTTGTATACTTTCAGTATTAATTTACAGTCATCAATCGTAACATTTCCTTTTCTGTTATTAAACTCCCATGAGCAAAACACTATGTTGTCCTCCTGATATGGAAGATTAGAGTCAATGCGATCTATTGATATGTTTGTTTTTGTTTGCTCTCCGCGACCTCGTCCATTTGATTTTTTTGTTGTAAGTTCAACTCCCGTGTATATGCAATAAGGGCCTCCAAGAAGTTTCTTCTGTGTTTCCCATAGCTCCAGAAGATGGTCTCTTCCTCTTATGCCATTGTTAATCTTTACTACCCTGTTGTTATATTTATGATAAGATGAATCTTTATCACAACTATTCTTAAGATTGGCCCACATTTCTTGAAAAAATCCTTTCTCAGATTTACGATATTTGCAAGCATAAACAGGAATCATTTTTTCTATATAGGCTATTGACTTTTTGCTCCTCATTGCGCCCCAAAAAAGAGATAAATTTTTAGAATGGGGCACTGTCCACCTCCTTTATGTCAAATTCTGAATTTTGTTGCTGGAAAGCAGGAACTCCCCACACCCTTGTGGTTCGACCCTTTAAGTTAAACTTGTCACTATTGCCTTCAAGATCATGCAGACGTGCGACAAGCTGT